TTTGTTTCTGTGTCGCTTGTATCTGAAACTAATTGTACATCAGCAGTCACGGAAGTTGTATGAATATTGCAAAGTGTTAATCCAATAACAACCGTAGTAGTAGCTGAAGGTACTGTATAAAGTGTTAAAGGAGTTCCTGCACTTGCCGGCATAGCTCCATTTGTTTTTACTTTGAAAGTATTAGCCATTTAAACTCCTATCCTAAAGCAATTGCAAGCGGTAAAGCATTTGGATCAGTCTCGGAAATAGTTCCTGTAACCGACATCGTGCTAGTCAAAGCATTACTTGAAATATTTAATTGTAAAATTTCAACATTATCTGTTCCGTCATTCATTTTTAATTTTAAAACTCCACTTGTAGCAGTATCAACCCAAAGAGTTCCAGCAGTTGCTGATCCAGGAGCAGAACTTCCACTATGAGAAGAATTTAATGCCGATAAAATATTATTTAATTCTGTTCTAAATGCAGAAAATCCTTGGTTTGCTAAACTTACATCACTTACTTGTGCCATATCTAATCTATATCCTTTTCTGTTTAACTTTGCAACCCATAACCTTTAGCAATATAATCAAAAGTTCTATCTACTGCTGATCCGCTTGAATTTACAAATGCTATAGTAAAACCATTAACAGTTTTTGAAGAAATTGTAAATGTGTCGCCTGTAGCTAGATTTTGTGCTGCTATACCAATTGCAGGAACTGCATAAAACGGATTTGTATAAGTTATCGTTCTGGTTCCAGAAGATGTTGTTAAATCATTTTGTGCAAATGTTCTTTCTTCCATATTTAATTTTATACTCATAGTTTTTACATTACTAGATGTTTGATCATCATCATTAGTAAGTTTTAATCTAAATTTTGCAAACTTAAATTTAAAAGTTGCAGATTGAGTAATATCAACAAAACTTGTGCAATCAGCTAATGCTGTAGTTGAGGTTGCTATTTGTACTCTATGGAATGCGTGAATTTGTTCAGTACCGTCAAAAGGTGCTTTTGCTGAATCAAAAAATAATGCCCCTCGTCCACTATCAAATAAATCATATGGATTTTCTGCGTCTAATGTAATTGTCGGTTCAATATTTCCGTCATAGATTTGAGCTAATGATAAACTGTTAGTAAAATTGTAAAAACCTTTTGCATCTCTGTTTGAATTATTGAAATTAGGATTTGAAGTTGTATCAGTTCCTCCTAATTCAAAATCGCCACTAGGACTATCAAAGTTTCCAACAGTATCATCAAAATTCGTAACAGTATCTAAAGTTAATACTGTATCGCCTGAAGCATCTATTTTTACTGCTAAAGGTAAACTTGCGTCCATACTATCAGCAGCTGTAAATATATCTGGAGTTTCTGTAAATGTTGATATTGTTTGATAAGCTTGAATATCAGAAATATTTGTTGTGACTATTGTAGCTTCAGCAGAAGTATTTCCGTTCTTATCTACTGCTTTTATAAGATACGATCCGGTGCGTGCAGGAACAACAGCATTATCACATTTTCTTCTTGGACATCTTACTAAATTCGTTGAATTAAGCCATTTAGCGCCTGTTGTTACATTTTGATATCTTATTTCATAAAAAGAAATATCTAAATCGCTATTCTTACTTGGTGGAGTCCAAGTTAATTTCATATGATTTTGACCGTGCATTTCAACAGCAAAATCTTCTACATTACTTGGAGCTTCAACTCCTCCAACTATTGTTCTCGTAGTAGATACAAATGTAGATTTAGAACCAATAGTATTTACAGCTCTAACTCTTACTTGATATTCAGCTCCGTCAATAACATTCAAGTGTTGATATTCTAATATTTTACCGACTGCTATTTCTCTAAATGAATCTGATACAGTTGCACCGTTTTGATCTTTTGTTTGTTTTATTTGTACTTCATAATTATCAACAAATTTATCTGGGGAAACTCCAATAGTAATTAATAATCTTGTTATGACAATTCCGTCTGCATATTCAATTAATTCATCATCTAAACTTACACTTGCGGGAGGACTTACTGAAAATGGATTTGGAAGTGTAGTATCTGGAATAGTAGCTACTTCTTGTTGTGTTCCAAAAGTATAGTACGAATCTTGATGTTCAGAACATTGTAAACTTACAGTATGATCAGAATTCAAAGTCATTCCTTGTACTCTAAATGCTTTAGCAGAAAATCCAGGAGTAGCATGTGTAATATTTACAATATCACCAATAGATAAATCTAAAGCTGTTGCATCTGCTTTTAATGTTACATCAAGACTTGATCTCGATCTTCTTAATATTATTTCAGCCATTTCTTGTGCTTGATATGGATTAGTAAACATTGAAAAATCAAATCTGCCTTCTAATAATAAACCTCCGTCTGCAGTTTTCATTGTTGCATGCTGATCAGCACTAGCTATTCCTGTTTCATCAACGGGCGGAAATTGAGCTGTATCTGATTGATAATTTTTATCTGGATTAATAAAATTGACAATTACTCTATTGAATCGTGAATTTTTATTTTTACTAGACACAGATATTCCAGCCAAAATATTATCTTCTGTAAGAGTGATAGATGCAGAACCTGATGTTTCTACTAGGATTTTATATTTCCCTGCACTAAAATTTAGGAAAGCTCTACTGCCCTTTATAAATTCTTGAACATTATCAATTGCTTTTTTTGATGTATCAACAACCATGTGGCTGTCCATTAAATCAATAGCACTAGCACCAGAAAATGGAGTTATATCAGTATCGCAAACATCACCAGCAGTTTGCCAATCTGCAAAATTAGAATCGAAATAACTATTAGGAATACCCATTCCAAATCTAGTATCTCTTAAATAATCTAAAAGTTGATAAACAGGATTATCAGAATATTCCCAAGTGCTTGATGTATCTGCTCTATGTGATCCACTTCCCCCTGTGACTGTACTATCAAGATTTGGATTGTAAACTTTCTTTCCTTGAACAATTGCATTGACAGTAGGTAAAGAACCAAATTTATCTGTATTCCATTGAAATTTGATTGCAAGATATGCTAATCCTCTTAATCTATGATTAGAAGTCCAGGAACTTAAAGTACTCAATAAACTAGAAGCATTTTGACTATCAGTACCGAAATGAGGCTCACAAGTAATAAGACTTTGTGAATTTGTAGAATCAAAAAAATTTGAATCACTGCTTGCTACTGTGATTTGTGTATTATCTGCAATATCACCAGACCAACTTACTTGATTGTCATTAATAAATATTGAACTAATATCATTTATTTCACCTTCACTAAGAACAATAGCCATATATAAAAATTCATTATCTGTTCCAGAAGTCTCTAAAAATACAACATTTCCTCCAACTTTTCTTGTCCCATAAACAACAGGGATATGAGCATTCGAACTAAATTTATTTACTAATACACCTTTAGCAGTTTGATCAGCTTGCATATCGCCAAAGTCTGGGATATCTGGCATTGGTACAAGCCAACCGACAAAATCTTCAATAATATCAACAAAGACATCAACAATATCGGTAACAAAATCAACTATATCTTCAAAAGGATTCCAACCGCCCATTTATAATAACCTCCAATTAGAGCCCATATTTTCAAATCCTAATTTATAAAATACAGGATCAATTCCTAAACCAGAAGTTATAGATAAAACGATTGGCATATCTTCTGAAACATTTTTTACTGAATCTATGATTTGTTTTACTAACTTGAAACTTCTATGAGCTTGTTTGATATAGATCATTTGTATTATCATAATCTTTGTTTTACTAAACCAATATTCTGATTTATTGAACATGCAAGTTCCAACTAATTCGTTTGTATCTAAATTTTTTACACAAATGATTTTTCCTTTTTGTTGAATACTATTTATGAAAAATAATAATTTATCTTTATCTATTTCTGGATAATCGCAATCAGCTAAATCTATTTCTTTATACTCAACCAATAAATTATATAAATCTGTGACATCTTTTTTTTCCCCTTGATATAAATGAAAACTAGTCAAACTCTTCCCCACTTTATATCACGAACTGTTAAAGCTGCAAATTCCATTCCTTTATCACTGCTAAAAAATCTTTTTTGCGAATTGTCAGTTGTTGTTCTTCCTGCAGTTTTACTAAAATTACCCCAATGAGAAGTTATACTTAATATTAAATTTGCAGTAGTTGTATTATCACTAATTTTGTATTCATCTATTGTTCCATAAAATAATAAAAAAGGATCAGATATAAGAGCATTATTAGAATCTAAATATCCTCGATAAACAAAAACATTATCATTGATAATATTTTCATTTAGAGCAACAGATATATATGTTTGATCAACTCCAGATAAACTTATAGATAGAGTATTTTTTGTAGGTCTATTTGTTTCGTTGACTCCTGTAATACTTCTTAAATGTCCATTTGAAACATAAGTTCTTGATGTACCAGATATGCTTGAAGTAATATCAAAACTTGCATTTGTTAAATATATTGGAGTACTAAATCCAATTTCTATTAATAAAACAGGATCAATAACTCCTGTAGCTAATTCTGTTTTTACCGAACTCGATAATCCTCTTGCCATTATAAACTTTCAATAACATCAAATTCATATTTAAATAATAAATTACCGTCGCTATCATTTTGTCCTGTTTGAAACTCCTGGACATCACTAGTTAGGTGTACAGTAAATTGAATTGAATCATAAGATACAGAACTATTATTTGTAAGAGCAGTTCTTAGTGGAGGTTCTATTGTTACAGTTGCTGCATTACTTGATGAAGTTACATCATCTATAACCATATAAACTTTATTATGTGCAAATTTTATAAGATCGCCAGCTTTCAATCTTCCTGCTCCGTCACTTGCAAAACCATCAATAGCTATTGTTGTATCTGCTGCAGAGTGAGCTCCATTCACTAGCAATGTTCCTGTTTCACTACCGAGTGCATTGAAATAACTCGGCAAGGTTATGGTGAAATTTTCTTTTCTTGCTCTTTGCTTCATAATAAAAGCCATGATTGGAGCAAACTCTGTTCTTTTCATAGGAGGATATGAAACTGTAAAACTAAATCGTTGTCCTTGAATTTGTCGTCTAAATGTTTTTCCGCTATCTGTTTCTGTAAATAAAGTTTTTTGATTGCTTTTTAAATTTATAGCATTGAAATTAGTATTAGGTAAAGCTCCACTCATATAATTGCCATTTTACCTTTTTCATTAACTGCATTGTTAATCATATTAACGATAGTCCCTCTACTATTTACTAATAATTCATTAAATCCTCTAGCATCAACTGTATTAATATTAAAATTAATATTAACTCCTGTATTTCCATTTGGTTGAATTGCTCCTGCTTGATTTGGAACAAATAATTCTGGTCCTTGTTCACCAACTATAAAAGGTTTATCTTTTTGTACTGGGCCTCCTGCTCTTCTTCCTGTGTATTGTGTTTGAGCTATAGTTGCAACTTGAGCTGCTCCTAATGCACCAATTCCTAATGCTAATGGAATACCGAAAGGCCCCATACCTAAAGCTTTTGTAACTCCTTGTGCTGTACTAACTATAGCATCTTTAATAGCTAAAGCTTTATTAATTTGGAATAATGTTCGATTATGTCTTGATAATTGATCTAATGCTTCACGACCTGTTTGTATTGCAAGTTGTTTTTTATTTTCATCTGATAATTTATTAAGTTCTAAATCTTCCATTCTAAAAGATTTTATTAATCTAAATTGTTTATCAAAATGTGCTTGTTGATCTTTTAGTTCTTGTTCTCTTTTATTTCTTAAAAATTCTTCTTCTAATTTTGCAGCATCTTTGATTATTTTTAATTTTAATTGTTCTAATTTAAATGTTTCTTCTGCGAATTCTTTATTAGCTTCTTTTTCTGATAAAATTCCTCTTGTAATTTTTTCTAATCTAATATGTTCTAATGCGTCCATTGTATCTTGAACTAATTTTAGTTCTTTCAACATATTATTTTCTATTTGATCTAGAGGACTCATTCCTCTTTCATTTATTCTTTCAAATGCTT